TTTGTATCTAATAATGCCATAATTTTGTCTAAATTTAGTTTATAGGGCAGGCGTACTAATCCTGAAATATCACACTTTATTTGATTTTTTTAGTGTCGTCAATAGCTTTAACAGGTTGACTTCCTTGGTATAAGTCATCCCAAAATCTACCACAGTAAGAGTATTCTCCTATGTGAGTGATGTAATCTTTGATATAAATATGAACTTTACCACCCATATCTGTCCATCTTTGACAGAATCCAAAGTCCTCTCCGAAGTATCTTTTGGTGCTTGGATCATGAAGCGTGTCAAAAAGGTTATACATATTGTCTTTTTTCTCTGGTGCTCCATTAATAATGGTAGGTTGATATATCTCTAGTTCAGGGTATTTCTTTATCATGTCTTCTAACACTTCTCTTTTAATTAACATACACCCTGTAGGAGCGTGAGTTATCTCTGCTACTCCGTCCTCTATTTGTATTCTTTGTGGATCTTCTACCTTTAACGGAAAAGTATAACCAGCTTTAGCAAAGTCATTGTGATCGTTTATAGCTCTATCTTTGGTAGTCAATCTTCTCCACGCTTTTTCCCAATCAAAAGTTTTCATAGGATAAGGACACGCAATAACATCCTTATCTTTTTCTAACATTTTAAAAATTGTTTTACCCTGAAAATCTATATCTGAGTCTATGAATAATAGATGTGTATATTTATCTGCATGATTTAACATTTCAGCTACACATAGATTTCTACCTTGTGTAACCAACGATGATTTCATTAGAGTAAAACTAACTAATATCTTTCTTTGTATGCACTCTTGTTGAAACTTTAAGACAGCCTGACAATAATGCATAGACACATCACTATGAACAGGTGTGCACACCATAATTTTATATGGAGAATGCATACCAATATTTATTTCTGTAACACCTTCTCCATTAACTTTGTTGTTTTTAATAGTTTGATAAGTGTCTGGATTTTGCGTTACCGTTTTAGTCGGATCTGTTTTAGTAAACCAGATGGGTTCATTGTTTTGGCCCGGGGCCTTATTACTTTTTTGCATTTACCGCTCCTTCCAAAAATCTTTTCCAAGATGTGCCTATTTTATTCCAACCATAATATGCTTGAGCATATGCTGATTGGCATTCTAAATGATTGTGTATTTGTTCTTCATGTAAAGTGTTAGCAGCCGCTTCAATACCCATTGCAAACTTTTGAGCTAACGTTCTATAATTAGATTCATAAGGAACATACATTGGAAACTCTGCTCCCGTTTCAAACAAAGCTCCATAATTAGTTGTAATACAATACAAACCTGCAGCCATAGCTTCTAATAAAGATATGCAGAACGTTTCTTCAAATATACTAGGATACACATACATGTTATATGTGTGTAAGTTATCTTTTATGTAGCTGTTTGGTTTATAGCCAATGTAATTTACATTCGGTAATTGTTTCGCTTGTTCGTATAATGCTGTATAATTATGGTCATTTTTTTCATAAAAATCTTTACCATATACCTCGGTAGAGGAATAAACATCACAAGTAATCAAAGGGTTTTTAACTAACTGCATCGCTCCTAATAATACAGACAAACCTCTCCATGGTGTGTTTTGATGTATAATTTTTATAGGTTGACCTTTCTGATAAGAAGCAGATTTTCTAATACCATCAATACCATTTTTTATAACTACTGATTTATCTTCAGGTATACCAAAGTGATTTCTAAATTTTTCATAGGTCCAATGACTATTGAACACATACCAATCATACTTCCTATGATTGTTTCTATCTTTAAACCAATGATACAAATTACCTTGATCATAAGAATTTTTTTGCCACAAAATATTTACTTTTGTAGGATGTAGAGGAATTTTTTCTGGTACAGAAGTACATATTTGTACTTCAGATAATAATTTGTTATCGACGTATTTACTTAAATAATCGAATTGTAATTCAGTTCCGCCTTTAGGGTTTTGATTTATCATTGTTATTCATCGCTTTCTGTATCATGTCTAAACCTTTCGGTGAGACTTGCACTGTAACATCTTGTACAATGTCAGGTCCTTCTTTCTTTTCTTTAAACACTTCGTTAGTTTTAGTATTACGCCACGTAGTTATCGTAGTGCAATCTATTTTAATTATGTTATCCGTTTTCATTCTGTCTGTTTATTAAAGCATAACTAACAAATCCTGTTATTTCATTTGCCGTACTTGCTTGCACTTTCATAACATCTCCTTCTTCTAAATTCAAGGAATCTTTTATTAAATTTTCCGAACTTTTGTTAACCCCTACATGACCTACTTCAACATCAGACCCCCCTGATTTTTTAACAAACAAATCAACATCTACGTTAGAAGCTGTGGCATGACTAGCTTGAACTGTTTTTACGATTGCAACAGCTGATGTAGATATGGTTAGAACTGTGGTTAAATTTGTAGTGTCTAAATCAAATGTTGCGCTTTTATAAAATATACTCATGATAAAAAATAACTAAATGCGTCCTGTTCGTTTTTCAAGTCTTGTTGAAAAGAAAAATTTAATTGATTCTGTAGTGTAGTTAAAGACTCTAGTATCTGTCTTTGATTTTCTACATCATACTCAGGTTTAGGTTCAGGGATATAGTTTGTTACTTTAGCCATTATCCAATCCTATATGCACCTATTGGACCTTGTACATCTCTAATAAGTTGCTCACCATATCCTTTTTCAAAAGCTTCTTTAATTTGATTATCGTTGTAACCTGCATTACGTAAAATACTTCTCTTCATCAAACTAATTCCACTATCGTCAAAAGTAGGAAAAGTTGTAGCATCTGCCATTAACAAATTAGGATTTCCAAGATCAAGTTTCGGAGGTAAAGGAGTATTTTCATCTGTTGTAATAACAGGTGGTATGCTATCTCCAGGTGCAACATCTAAACCTCTATCTGGAACTAAACTCCTATCGTCAATAAAATTATTCACACTAAGAGGAGCAACATTACCAGTAAATTTATCAACTGAAATTGCTGGGAGTCCCATTATTCTTCTTTCTCTAGGGTCGGTTGATAAAGCAAGGCTTTCAGTAAGTAGTCTAGATTCATCCATGGTTTTTTTTCTAGCTTCTTCTCTTTCGTCATAGCCACCATATTTTCTTATATCAAGAAAGTCCATTAAACCTTTGGATCTACCAAAATCTGAATCTTGTAGTTTTTGATTAAAGTTTTTAATTCTATTAAAACCTCCCATAGCCAGACTAATAAGTGGATTACCTGTTATGAGTCCTAATAGAGTTCCAAACAAAGATCCTAAACCTGCACCAAAAGATCTTTTAGGTGCACCTGTCACAGGATCTACTCTATTATAATTACCTGGTTTTGTTCTGTTAAGTAAAGATTTAAGTTGTGCTCTTTCTCTTTTAGCTTTTGTATCTGGAGTTACATTAAATTTTTCACCGCCTATAAATGTAGTGGGAGGAGCCACCGGTCCAATTGTGCCTTTTCCCATATCTTGACCACCACCGCCACCGCTTACATTAAAATTAGTTGAAGGGCTTTTTTTACTTACGTTTCCACCACTATATTGCTCCCCTGCATAACCTGTTCTAGCTTGAATACGGCCATTTTTATATAAATTTTTATCTATCATTATCTTCTTCCATCCGGTTGTGCGTCGAGTCTAAAAGTTCCATATCTCCAGGCTTCACCCGTAGATGTATTCGCTATCTGAATTGAAACTAGCCTACCTCTAGCTCTGGTATCTATCTTATCAGTCGTTGCTGTAATTGTAAAGGGTCCTAATGGAGAGCTTACAGCAGTGTTGTCAGGGTAGTCATTTAAAAATAGTGTAACCGTTGAATTACCTCTTAAATACTTAAAGTCAGGTATAAATCGTTTGACGGACATAAAGAACTCTCCATCTCCTCTGTAATCAACTATTCCTGTTGCCTGACCAAGAGCACTACGTCTTGATGTTATATCCCAATCTCCAGATTTAATAAACGCATCAATAGATGTAGTCCCTGAGCTATTGACTTGATCATCTCCTATTTCGTGAGCGTAGTAGATAGATGCACCATATAAATTAGTAAGACCAGATATTCCCGAAAATACAGGTGTGTCTGTAGAATTGTAATCAGTTGCATAAGGCACACTATACACTCCTTGGTCTTGATAACTAGATCTATCTAAAGATGATGTTGTAAATACATTTTCTGAATAGTTATAAGTTACACATCTATCAATTTGTAAAGAACCTGATTTAGGATAAAACCAATTAATTTCTGTATACAAAGCGTTTGGTGAAGAATAAATAACTTCTGAAGCATTATAGTTTATACCTAAGTTATCTCCATCTGTACTGAATACAAAGTCTTCAACAAGACATGGTAATGATTTAACTGTACCATCAAATGTAAAAAAACCACCTTCAGCTGACATCCACCACACAGCTCCGTTTGCATACGACACAGCTTTGGGACCAATACAACCACAATTGGTACCCACCTGTCTTACAGAAAAAATAAAAGGCGGTCCAACAAATTGAATTACATAAGCTGCTTGATCTGTTAAACAGAATACATAATCTTTACCTTGTATAGCAGCTACAATTTTATTCCCTGTGTCTAGTCTAAATGTACCAGCAGTGTTCGTTGCTGTAGGTGTGTAGGTATTTAAGTCTTCTTGATTAGAAAATCTTACAAACATAGGATCTTGAGTTAGAGAGTTACCGATAGTTGTTTCGGTTCCAAAGTGAAACAAGTGTCTATCTCTATCTGATACCAACGTTAATCTTGATTTGGTTGGATTGTTTGTAGTGTTAAAATTTGTAGTCGTTGTAGATGCCCGAATAGATCTAGGAGTTGCAGCCCCTGCATCCCACGTAAAAGTTTTACCATTAAATATTGTAGCAACTAATACTTCACCAAAATTATCAAGGCTCCAGTTTCCTGGATCCAGAACCACGTTACTTACCGTTCTAGCTGTTCCCCATGTTCCAGTGTTCCATTGATATGTGCCCCAACCATAACCAGCAGTTTGAAATGTAGGACCAACCTCTACATAAGGCTGTACAGTCGCTGATCCTGTTGCACTTCCTCCAGGGTTGACTGCAACTGTGGGTGCAGTAATATCAAAAGTATTATTAGTTACGTTTCTAATTTCAAAGGCTCCATCTGTGAACGTAGATGAAGAAGTAAATCCGTTTGGAGTAGCAGACATAGTATTGAAAGTTATATATCGCCCTGCTTGAAGTCCATGAGAAGTTAGATTAACAGTTACATCAGCGGACCCTTGCACTGTATCAAAAGTAGCTGTCCCAGATATCTGTGCATCTAGGGGGGTAATATCATAAAAGGCTTCATCGTAGTATAAAAACAAACCTTGTGATGTTCCTATGGCTACATATTTCTCACCTTTAAAACTTGTAAAAGCGTGCTGTGCCCTAGCTGCTCCCGGTAAGGTTTCCTGAGCTACAGTTAGCTGTTGCCAACCACCTATTTTTTCTGGAAGCCCATATCTAAATCTAACAAAATCACCATCTACCCATTGGCCCTCAGCCCCTGAGTCTGTGGCTTGTTTATTAAATCCAGGTTTAAAATTAAGTTTTTGAAGCATAGCACCTCATTATATATGCTTTTTACATTTTTGGTAGTATTATATTCCAATCTAGCTTAGATATCAAACTGTCTAAATGAACGTCTTTTAAATCATTTTCTTTTAAATATTGATGTAATTCTTCTATATCAACTATAATCCATTGGTCCTTTATGTCAAAAACCATCTTATCAGCTTTGCTTTTAAAAGTGCCTGTCTTCATATTGTTTTTAATAGGACGTAAATCAAACTTTAATTTTTCATTAGACCTGTCTTTTAATATGCCTTCAACGTGCCAAGACTCTTTTGCAATTTGTTGTTTGGAGGCATAATGAATATCAGTTAAATTTTTAACAAATTCTTGATACATTAAAATCTTTTCATTTCTGTTATGGGAAATAAAACTCTACCAGTCCCTCCTTGTTTAGTAACTTCATGAAAAAAGGCTATTAACATTAATCTATCTTTACCTGATTTAAAATCTTCTTTGGTAAACTTCTGTTGCCTGTGCCATGAACTACCATCAAAAATAAGAAGTCTATTAAACCTACCTTTAACTGATATTGTATCTTCAAATTTGCTGTCTATTTCTTTCTTAGAATTAGGAATGTCGTTAGTAGGATTTCTGTAATAATCAAACTGCGCTGAAACATCATTAATTAATTGTAATGATTTTTTAAAATGACATATGTTTGTACCACAACTATGATTACTCAAATACATAATAGCTGTAAACTCAGCACCACTATCTTTGTGTGCCCAATCAGGGTACTTAGTATCTTGAGGATTAGTCTTAGAAAAATACATTTCAGTTTGCCAAATCATATTTTTAGAATCATTTGGAAACAATAAGGACATTATTTTTTTTGTTACATAATCAAAGAGATCATAATCAACCTCATGAATTTTGTCTGTTCGCAACCCTGCCCATCTTTTGTCCGGTAAGTTTTTAAATTCCAGCTTTTGAGAACAATCTATTATTTGTTGAGGATTATCAAAAAAATTGTCAACTATTAACGTTGGAAAATGCATAATATCTTTCAGTGGACAATTAGTATACACTATGTTAAAAAAGTCAATATAAAGAAATAAATATATGATATACAAACATGCTTATTGGTATTTTCCCTCGGCCTTAACACCTAGGTTTTGTAATGAACTTATTAATTATGCTAATAAACATAAAAAGAAAATGGGCTTAACAGGTAGTTATGAAAGAAAAAATCTTTCTAAAAAAGATATAAAAAATTTACAAAAGAGAAGAAAGTCAAATCTTGTTTGGTTAGATGATGGCTGGATTTACAAAGAGATAATACCTTATGTAAGACATGCTAATAAAGAAGCACAGTGGAATTTTGATCTTACGGGAGCAGAGTGTTGTCAATTCACTGAATATGGTGAAGGTGA